GAAGTCTGCAAATGAATTTTCCATATTAGTTACTATATTTTTAGTAGTATCATATATGTGCTGTCCAGTGTTAGACCATTCAGTATTTAAATCTTCAAATGCTTTACCAATTACACCAGAAACACCACCAGAACCATAAATAGCTTTTATAGAATCTTTTCTTTCTAAATCAAGAGCTTGTACCTTTTTAGAATGTTTTGCCATAGCTTCTTCAGTAGCCCTATTAGCTGTTTCTATTGCAGATGTTTGTGCATAATAAGCATTTCTAACTTCTTGTGTTTGGTTTTCTATTCCCCCCTCAAATGTCCAACCACCAGCTTTATTTATAATATTATTTTGAAGTTGGATTTCTTTATCTCTTTCATCTTTTATTAATTTTAATTCATCATCTAATTCCTGAGATAACATATTTGTTTTAGCTGCGTAATAAGCCTCAGCAGACATTAAACCTTTATCATACAACCACTTATTTAATTCATCTTCTTTTTCTCTAATTATCTGCTTTATATTTAATAATGTCTTTTGTTTTTTAACTTCCTCATTTACTTCAAAATCACTTCTTTCTTTTATAATATTTCTTAAAGATTGTGTTATTTCAGTTTCTGTATTAATAGTTCCTTCTTTTTTAATAGTTTTAAGATTAGCTAATCTAGCTTTAACTTCATTCTTTTCATTATCAAAGTCTCTTTTTAAAGCATCAATAGCATCCTGCGACCCTTTTTGTGTCCTTAGTTTACCTAAATCTTCTTGGTACTGATTATAGATTTGTCCACCTTCTTCAAATTTATCTAACAGCTTCTGTTCTTCATCTATTTTTTGCTGTGTAAAATTTTCAATATTAATTAACTTTTGTTTTTGGTAATTTATATCACCAATTAATCCTAATTTATGTGAATTTTCTAGAATTATATTTGCTTCCTTTTCCTTATCTGCAATTATTTTTAATTCATTTTCAGTATTCTTTTTTAATTGTGTAAATTCACGTTTACCATACAATTTTTTATCATCTTTTCCAAGTTCCATAGCTGCCTTAACTTGCTGTTTACTTCTCTCATCAACTAATGTTGTTGTATACCGTTCTTCAAATGCTTCTGCCCTTTTTTCTAATTCTTTTTCCCTAGCTAATCTATTTTTTAAAGCAGTGGGGTAATGTTTTTCAGGCTCCTTAAATATATTGTATTGGCTAAGTTCAGATTGTGGTACTCTAGAAGCTTCTAATTCTTTACGGGTATTTTCTGCCGCTATTCTCAAACTTTCAGAATCCCACCCACCTTCTGGTGCTTTCCCCAAATTTTCTAACATTCTTGATGTTTCTTTTTCTTCTGCTATTCTTGGAGCATTTGCTTTAGCTTGTATTCTTTCTATAAGTGCAACAGTCCCAGCTATGGTTAAAAATATAGCTAAGATTTTAAAATTTTTAGTAGCAAACAAAGCTAAGGCTTCAGAAACAGATGTTAAAGCTCTTGGTATTAATGATATAAACGCCACTAATTCCTTAAACCCTTTAGCTAAAAAAGTAACTTTTGTTAAGGTAATTGCGATAGTACCTAAAAATAAACCTGTTAGTAGAGTTGTTATAAATTTTATACCTTCCCCAGTTCCAGCTAATGTATCAATTAATGCTTTAAATGGGATTAATAAAGCGGAAACAAAAGAAACTATAGCCCCAAATGCCAGTTTAAGTGTACTAAAGACCCCCCCTAATGCTGAAAACACAACAAAAGAAGTTTTACCAGCATCATTTAAATCTTCAATATATTTTCCAGCTACTACTGCTTTATCTCCTACAGCTAATAATGCCCCCAAAACTAATTGATTTAAGACTTCAATAAATAATTTTGCATTTCCAGTAGAATCTAATATAGATTTTGATAATTCATTTAATCTATTTTTGAGTAAGACTAACTGTTTTTCCATAGTTCCAGCCATTGCGCTGGAAGATGATTCTAGACCCCCTTGTGCAGAACCTATATCTTTTGTAAGTAGTACATACTTATCAAGAAAATCCATTGCTGCTGTTACTGACTTAACACGTTCTACTGGGAATATTTGTGATAGTAATGATAAAGCCCCAACTGATTTTCCTGAACCTTCAGCAGTATCCCCTAAAGCTTTCCTCAAAGCTTGCATTGTAGGTATAAACTGTGAAGCTAACGTTCTATTCTTATCTATGGTAATACCAAGTTTACTTAATGCTTCCAAATTCCTAGGCTTCATTAAGCTTTCCATCATACCACGTAATGAACGAGAAGCACTCCCAGCTTTACTACCTAAATCTGTTACAACTACAGCTAAAGATAGCATTTCATCTAAACTAAACCCAGCTTGTTTAGACATCTCCCCTAAATGTTGTGTAACTTGTATAAACTGTTCAGGTCTTATAACACCTCTTGCTTGTGCTCTTAAAAGCTTTTCAGTTATTGCTACTATTTTTTCTGCTTCATTTCCAGTACCTTTTATAGAATCCTTTAAAGCATTATAAACACCAGTAATAGCAACACCAAATTGTTCAGCATTTATTTCAGGAAATGCAATTCTTAATTGTGCTAATGACGGTATTAACTTTTTTACAATTTTTTCTGGGATACCAGCCCCAATAAAAGATTCAGCAGACTTAGCCAAATCTTCAAATAAAACAGGTGCTGAAATAGTGACCCTTCTAATTTCTGTAATAATTTCAGAAATATCTTTTTTCATTTCAGCAGTTACTTTACCACTAGTTGCTGGAAATCTGAGTAACTTACCTTCCCATGTATCAACTACTTTTAAATACTCAAACCCATCCTGAAGCATTCTAGCCCCAGCTTGTACAGGAGCAAATAGTAAGGCTCTAGCTAAATACCACCTAGTTTGATACTTCATAACTTCTTTAAGGTCATGTATAAGGCTTCCTGTCATAGCAGACATACCTTTCCTATAACCATCAAGTTCTTTTTGTGCATTTTTACTTTCTGTTTTAAATATATTTGTTAATTCTCTAAAATAAGGCCCACCTTCCTTATTTAAAAGTTGTATTGAATGATTTAACTGTAATATTTTATTTCGTAAATACCCAACCCTGTCTATCTTTTCTTCTTTAAAGATATCCATGTCAAACCGCTGCATCCCAGCAGAACTAAAAGTAGATTGGATTTGTTTACCTAATAATAGTCTTGCAGGAGACCCAGCTTCTAATTTATTATAGGCTGCATACATAGAAGTTATCTTTTCACCTGAAAGTTTAGAAGCATTTCTATAATATTCAGCAATACTTTCTGGGGTATTCATCCCAAAACTTTTTAAAGTTGTTTGTGCAAGTTCTTTATGTTTCGCAATAATAGTATCAAACACTCTAGGGTCGCCAAACATATTTGGGTCTGATTGACGTTGTTTTTGTAATGTCTTTATCTTATCGGTAAGCATATCATATAAAACAACCTGCTCTTTCAGTTTAACAGATGTGTCTGGGGCTATATCCCCAATAAATTTTCCAGTTTTTTGCCTAAGACCAGAAACCATATGTGGGGGGGTGGTATAAATATCATTATAAGCTTTTTTAGCTTTCTGTGTAGCTTCTTTTATTTGTCTTTCCTGCTCTTTAATGTTAGCTAAGGCTTGTGTATTAACATCTTTAAAATACTGTGGAACTTTCATTCCAGGGGTATACCCAGCTTCTAGTTCTGCTTTAGATAACTCCCCCTCACCAATAGTGACAAATTTTCTGTATTCTTGTATTAACTGCTGTCTTTGTTGTTTTATTTCTTGTAAGTGATTTTTTACTTTAGTTTCTACATTATTAAAGATTTCCTTTACTCTAGTAGGTAGTTTAGATTCTACAGTAACACCAGAAAAAGATTTAGCAATTTTTTTTAACCCCTTATTTATCTTTTCACTAGATTCTTTGACTCCAACTATTTCAGCATCTACTCTAGCTTTTATAGCAATAAGTTGTTCATTTGTTGCCAATTGTTTTCTCCTTCTTCTTTTCCTCTGTTACTTTAAAATCCTTCGAACAGGTTTCACACTTTTCATCAGGCATACCAACTTTTATACCCCTACTAATTTTACAAGCCCTACAGTAATCTTCAAGTTTATTATCCTTTTCTCCAACTCCTAAAAATCCTAGAACAGCTTCCCTAAAAAGCAAATCACGTTGTTTATATTCTATATATGGTTTAATATCTTCTGGTGTATATCCCCATATAATTATATCTCGTTTTGTGATGTCTCCACTGGAGAGGAGGACACAGACTTCTTCGAGCCAATTGTCATTTTTTCCCCTATCTTCTCTATTGTTTTTCCCATCTTTTCTGCCAACAAAGAGATTGGGGTGCAGTCGAAAAAATCTTCCACTATCTCCATAGTCATTTCTGGGGATAGTTCAAATTCTAAATCATTTGCTATTTTTTCCAAATCTTTATCCTTCAATGACATATTTGGTATATGAAAAATTATAGCAAATGCCATAGGAAGTCTATCACCAAAAGCACTAACCATATTCAAGACATTAGAATCTTCAGGTAATACCACACCTTCAAGTAATTTCATAAGTCTAGAAATCTGGCCAAGAACTAAAGGCTTCATCCTATATTCTACTTCACCAATTTTATAAAGGTATTCTGTTTCTGATAACTTCATTGAGTCCCCCTTAGACTTTTAATTTTAAAAATAGGGAGTTGGTTTTTCACCAACCCCCTTTGGAGCTTGTTACATTATATTACCTTGTGTCTGTGTATTCCATACAATCATTCTAAGTGTAGAAGCTTCTGTATCATTATTATAATACCCAATAAAAGGAAGTTCTACAAGTACACCAGCAGGGCCATTAACTACAGGGTCTTGTGGCTGATACAACAGTTCATCAATGAATATATCAATTTTTTCATTGTATGCTGCACCTGTGCCATTACCTTGCGTTAATGTAATCTGTAAACTTGATTCCTGATTGTTAATAGCTTTGTTGTAGAGTGTCATATTTTCAAACAAAGCAGTCAATGTACCAGAAACTTTTACCAAACCTTCAGGCAGTGAGTATCTTTCACCAGTACCGTCAATTACATAAACTGAGTTATCAAGGTTGTTCTCAAGTGTCAGTTCAAGTCTTGTAACTATGCCTAAAGTAGACCCACCTTCTGTAATAGCAGCCTGAAATCCATCAAATTGCTGACCCACTGCATCATCAGAATAATCTAATGCACCAGTTAATTTTGCAGAAGTTGTTACAGTCTGTGCTGAACCTATTATTGAAAACACAGTTTCAATAAAGCCTTCAGGTGCAAATGTCATCCTCATACTGTTTACTTTGCAGCCAGCATATGTAAAATATTCAGGTGTTGCCAAATCTGTAAATTGTTTTTCTATAGTCAATCCAGGAGGTAAATTACTTATTACAAACGTATGTGAATAAGGGCTAGTACCAGATGTAGTAAATGTACCTAATGCATGATAAAACATCTTAGTCATGTATGGAGTTAATTCTACAGTTATATCACCTGTTACATCTTTGTTACCCCTTGCTGGATTTAGTGGGTTTCTATTTGCCCTGATTGTTTGGGAATCTATGAGATTTCTTGACAACCTCAATGATTCAGAAACGAATGGCAGGACATGCGGATTACTATTTGCTATTGTCTTAAATGTTGCTTCTGTACCTACCAATAATTTTGAATTACTACCTCTTGCTTGAGCCATCTGCTATACCTCCTTTATAAGTTTCTTCTTTGGTTTCTCTATAATTAATTCAGTTTCAGGTTCAGGTTCTACCCAATACTTAAACTGTCCACGTTTAACTAGCAAATCAGCAATAACATCATCAGTAACTTCTTTAGGAATACCTTTAGTAAACTTACCTAATTCCATAATACTTAATGTTGGTGAACCTGTGTCATAATATATTTTTCTCATTATACCTCCATATCCCCAAGGGTATGTCTATAAATTATCCTATAAGGAATAATCATATCTTCTATTTGTTTTGTTGGGTCAATAGTTAAAAAATCTACACCCATTCTTTCTGACCATTCAGCATAATTACCTAATTTATAGTTAGCATACATTTCTGTATGAATTAAATCCAATAAATCTTCTAAATCAGCATCTATAGCCCTAACTAGTAATACCACATACCATTCCCATGTTTCTTTACCAATTACAGCATTTTCACCTTCTAAATATTTTGTTTCCTTATCTGAATATATAAAACATGCTGGTAGTGGTGATGTCTCAATATCAGTAGTAGGTATCTTAGCACTTCCAACTTCTACAGTCTTAAAGTTAGAAATACCTTGTATCACTGTTTTAATTTTATTTAATATATACTGTCTTTTAGTCATGGATAAATCCCATATACCTTATTTCTATTAAAGAAATCTGTTATTCCTCTTACAGCTAATTTATGGTAAGCATCCTGTAAATCTTTTGTCATCACCTCTCTAATTGATTCAGTGCTAATAAAAGGTTTTCTTACAACTTCTTCTTTAGCCCAAAATAGAATTTGTCTCCAATCCCTAGGTTTAACATTTCTTCTAGTACCTTTAGGAGAACGTTTACCAGATTTAGGATATTCCCCTTTATACCAATATGGCTGTCCACCATACTTAGCTGGATTAAACTTTACAGTAGTAATACCATAGTCCCTAATTCTAGCATTAGGTTTAACACCATCTCTAGTATTTGGTAATGTCAAATATTTATGTCCCCTAGGTCTTACCAGGACATCCCTATCACCAATTATAGTAGATAGGTGTGGGGCATAAATATAGTTAAAATAAATACCATAATTAGAACTATACTGATTAATTTTTTCTTTAAAATCAAATGTAGCTTTATCTAATCTTCTTGGTTTACCTGGATTTTTTATATTGGAATAGATAAAATCTACAACTTTTGCCCTAATCTTCCTTAAATCATTATCAATATGGTTATATACATAGCTGTTTACATGTTTAGTAATCCCAGAAACTTTTTTGGGTAAGTCAAACGTTGGTCTTTCACCAAGTTTAAATTCTAGTCTTACATTAGGTGCTATAGCCATATTAATAGTCCATTGGTGATTTTCTATACATCCGTAAAATATTCTTAACTTCTGGAAGTAAATCTCCAGCATATAGTGTACTAACTGAACCATCAGGCAGAGATATAGATGTCAATCCTATATCTTTTCTACGCCTAAATACAAAAGCCACCTGCAATAAACAGGCATAACCTATAGCATCTGGTACAGATAATACATAAGTTGTCTTACCACCAACCATTGTCAAAGAACCTGTATACCCACCTGTATATGTAATATACATTTCTTTAGGCTGTGTAAAGGTTGTAGTATAATCAAATTCAAATAAACCTTCATCAGCCCACAAATAATAATCATCATTAACAGTTTGAGCACTAGTATCAACAACAACTGTTATAGTAGCAGTATTATCCACAGGATAACCACTGACATAGTACTTTCTTCTTCCTGTAGTAAAATACTGTGTTCTCTGTTCTTTTAATAACTGCCTATTTAAAAATGTCTGTATCCTATCAGACACATTTTGAATAAGTGTATTTATCAAAGAATCATAGTCTGTAACAGTAATATCAAGAAAAGCTTTAACTTCACTTAATGATACCAACATTAATGAGGACATTATTTACCTTTCTTTTTAACTTCAGTAGATTTAATCATCCTATTAACAGTAATATCCACTATTTCTTCTTTTTCCCCGTTACTGGTACTTGCTGCTGTTTCTTTGGTTTCTTTGCTTTCTTTTTGTTTCCCATTTTCCACCTTCCAAGATTGAGTTTCTAAAACCTTCTTTAAGAAGGGGGCGGGGATTTCTTCCCCCGCCTCATATTTGTTAATTCCACAAAACACTACATATCCATTTCTAACAGTAGCCATACATCTCCCCCTTATACTGTTTTAAATACTTCTATTACACTGGATATGTTTTTGCTGAACCCAGAATACCATGAGCGTCAACTATAGCATAAGGCCCAGTTCCACCATTAAACTGTACTGTTACAACACCTCTAACATATCTAGCCAGTGGTTTAAGGTCAACAGCAATTTCAGTTTCAGTATAGGTGTTAGTAACATTGTGTGTGCTGGATGCCCCAGTTACATCTGTATATGTGCTATCATCACTAGAATCCTGAACTTTACATGTAACAGTAACACCGAGCGGTGTACCCAGAGGCTGGCAGTTTCCAAACACAAAAACTGCTGATTCATATCCTAATCTATCTGCACCTGCACCATTTACCGTAGATTCGGTAGAACCAGCACCTACAGTCTGGGGCGCAATAGAAAGGAAGCTATTTATTGTATCTCCTAAATCTCTTTTCATACATTTCCTCCTATTAATTTTGTAATAGGGGGGAAATCCCCCCTATATAATTTTTAAGCAATTGTTGCATCATTAATCAAACAAAATGATTCAGGGTGTCTAACTGCTACATCCACATCCTGTATGATTCTAACCCAGGTCTGGTTCTTTGCAAATGCATCAGATGTTTCTCTGGATGCCATAATTTCCAAACCACCCCACTGACCTATAATCAACTCTGACCAGTTAGCAAAATAGATTTC